AACAGCACCAAAAAGGGGGGTGAGAATAGAGAGCAAATAGAGAGCTACTCGTCCGAATCGTAAGAAAGTATCAACAGCCGGTCACGTAGATCAGAGTGAACATATGCCGAAAAGCATAAGGAATGATCAGCAGGAGGGGCGGGAAGAGGATACTTGTCAAACAAGAGAGATACAGCAGTCGGAGAAAGAACTTGAGCGTAAGAATCAAGAGAAGAAGATTCAAGAACAAGTTCAGTAGGAGAAAGAACTGTAAATGTTAAAATTGGGTCGGACGGATTACCTAGAAGTACGGAGGTAGGACTAGGGATCGCGGCTTCACCGTCTGGATCAAAATAAGAGAGAACAGAATCGGAAGAAGTCAAAAAAGAAGAAGGAACGGGGAAACGATAGAAAATCGAGGGAAGAGAGTCAGAAGAGAAGAGACATGGGGGAGGAGAATTGAAAGAGGTGGCAAATCCAGGAAGAGCGTGCCCGTGAGTGCCTTCAAGATTGGCTGCGAAACGTACGCTGGGAAGAGGAGGACGAGACGGAGGGGGCAGAAGAAGAAACAACGGGAGAGGAGGAAGAGGATGAAGAGAAATTGGCAACAAACTGGGTGAGCAGAGCGAGATAGGTCTGATCTCGGGTGGACTGTGGAGTGACAGTTGCAGTACCAGCGGGCGTGGTAACGGAGAGGATGCGAGAGCTGGGACCAGCAGTGGTGTAATGAATGTGGAGGGTGAGAGAAAAGGAAGTGGCACCAAGACAAGAGTACCCAACAACAAGATTGAGAGTGGGAGTGGAGCCACCAATAAGCATGTTGAAAATCCAGGGAGAAGAGGTGGGGGGCATGAGAGGAGAGCAGACGTGCTCCTGTGGAAAATAGGAAGACACGGTATGAGAGGCGTGACCGTAACGAGCGTTAACTCCGGCAATATCATGAAGGCCGGGAACAGAAGCGGAGTCGGAAACGATGGCAATGGTGGCGACAGAAGCATAATCACCATCAATATTGGTGGGAGTGATCTGCAATTCAACTTTCTCAAGAAGAATAGAAGAATACTGCCCAATGGACTCAAGAAGGGCAGTCCAAGTGCCAAGATTGTAATGAAAAACTCCGGCGACATTCTGGTAATCACCAAGAGCAAAGGAACGGACATGACCGGGTTGGGAAATGAGACCGGGCAAGGAAAGCACAGAAGGGGCGGAAGCGGGGATGGTTGGGGCGATTGGCTGCGCACTCTGGGACGCGGTGCCAACAGGAGCGGACATGATGATTCAGGTGAGAAAGGATGAGTGAGTGATGTGAGTATGTGGGGTTCGAGGTTCAGAGTAAAATTCCAGAGACAGTAGAACTCAACCCTTAAAATGTACGAACCCGCAGAGAGTCAATCATCCGGGAAATCATCAAAAGAAGAGGGGGAGAGAGGGGTAGAAGAATCAAAAGAGGAAGAAGGAGTGGAACCATCAGGGATAAGCATTATGGAAGAATTGAAGGAGGAAAGGGTATCGGGGGACAAAGGGGGAGAAACAGGAGCGGAAGGAAGAGGATTAGACATGAGGAGAGTGAGCAATTGGGCCTCTAATTCTTCTTCAGGAGAGAGGAAGGAGATTTGGAGGGTCTTCCGCTGATAGGAAGGAAAACGCTCAGTAACTCGCAGCCAGAGAGCACGAATTCGGGAAGAAGTAACTTGAGTTGAAAAGAAGGGAATCAGACGCCGGTTCTGATGGAAGATGGAGGAATTGGCTGAATGACAAGACTCTTCAAAGGGGGAGAGATATTGATGAAGATTCTCGCCAAGATCGTAAGCGAAGGCGTGCTCCAAGAAATAAGAGGGGAGAACTAAGGGAGCGGTAAGATTGGCGAAGGCATGGTGAAGACGAGCTTGAACGAGAGCCGGATCCTTGAAGATACCTCGGGAAGTGAGACGCCAAGAGCAGAAAGTGGGACGATCGGATCGGATCTCCTTGGAGGTAAGAGAGAAGAGCCGCTCGTACAGGGGCCAATCAGGACGAAGGGAAGGGACGCCATTGAAGGAGGAATCATCACCACCATAACATTGAAGCATTCCAGGGGGAAAAGAATACTTGGTGTGAGAATAGGCAATAGAAAAGAGAGTGTTGAAAAGAAAAGTGGACCACTCGCCAGTGAAACGCATAATACCAAAAGGCCCCAACCAGGATCGAGTCTCGGTCTTCAACCAATAATAGAGCTCAATCATGTCAGAAGGAACATTGAAATGGCGCATGAGCTCTATTTCCAAGAAGAGGGCAGTAGCGTCCTGAGACTGATCGAAGGCGGTGTAATCGTTATCGACACAGTCAATGAAGTCCTCCCAAGAATTGTCCTTGAGCCACTCAGAAAGATCAGAAGGAGAACGACGAAGATGGATGTAAATATTAGAGGGGAGAAGCTTTTCAAGATGATATGTTAAATAGCGACCGAGACCACCGAAAGTGAATAAGACGGCGGTATGGAAAACGGCGAGGGTCTGGCCAGCCTTAGCGTCTCCAGCCATGGATTCACTTTTCTTCTTATACTCCTGCTTCATGATGATCTGTATCTTGCGGATGTCAAGATCGGGTTCATCACGAGTATGGGCGGCGAGGAGCATTTCGAGGGGTTTGCGAAAAACACGGTTACGCTGATTCTCGATGTGGCAGACCTCGAAAAATTCCGAGTTCCAAGGCACAGGAGAAGAGAGTTGAAGAGCACGGGAAAGAGAATTCCAAAGGGCAGGGCCAGCGAGGACAGAGGCATCAGCAAAATTGGCTCGATTCTGCTCAGGAGTCAAAAGAGTGATGCGTTTCTCAATGGCAGCGGCGAAGGTAGCGGCGTCGTCCTGACGAAAACGGTGAAACAAAGGAAGGAAGAAAGGATCAGTGGGATGAAGCGTTCTATCGGAGGAACTAATGAGTGATTTGAAAGTGGGAAGATCAGGGAACTGATTGGAGAGGAGCCCCTTCCGCACTAACTCACGATCGGAGCGATCCCGAATAAGAGAAGCAAAGTGATCTCTAAGAAAGATCGGGTCCTCACGAGGAAAAGTGGAGGCAAGGGGGGGCTCAAGAAAAGGGAGGGATACAGGAGAATGGCCAGCAGGAGGAAGAACCTCACGAAGGAAAGAGTAAAGGGAAGCAGATTGAGGGAACTCATCCAACAGACGGTCAGGAGGATTGGAATCGAGACCGAGAGTGGGCAGATCGAAGAGACCCTCAGGAGAAGAAGGATCACCGCCCCTCACACGAAAGGTGGGGAGACGGTCACCACGAATCTGACGACGGACGAAAGGAAAACGAGCAAGATCGGGGAGCGAGAGAGGATCCCAAGAGGTGCGCTCACCAGCGCAGGCGGCGAAAAGGGCGCGAAGAAGAGGACGAGAATGAATGAGAGTGAGGTACTCGTTAATGAGAGGAAAACCTCGAAGAAGGAAAACATTGCCCCGGGATCGGGTGAGAGCAGTGAACCAAGTACGGTCATCCGCAAGACGAATAGCATCGGGAGTGATGAGGATGGTGACAGCGTCAAAAGTGAGTCCTTGAGAGGAAGACCAAGTCTCGACGACGGAACCAGATACTCCAGAAATCAAAAGCTTATTCGATTGGGAGGGGGTGAGGATTGGAATAGGGCTACCATCGGGGGACATGACCGGCAAATCGGTGTAAATGAAGCGGCCAGGATGGGGAAGAAGGGAAGGAATCTTAAAGAAACGAGCGACATCGGAGCCAAGACGACGAGTGCCGGTGAGATAGGCAAAGCAATGGGGAGCAAAATGAAGAATTTCAGGGGTATATTTGGCAGAATTATTCAAAACACAGTCAGAGTTTGGCTCATGATGAAGAGTTTGAGTGGGATCGCCAAGGAGCACAATCATCTTGATGTTAGGATCAGCACCAAGAAGAGCATCAACATAACCGGGAGGGTATTTGCCGATCTCATCAATTATGGCAACACCACGGGTGCCCTCCCAAAGAGCTTTTTCAAAGGTCTCGGCATAGAAGCCGGGAGTGGCACGAACTGAGCCGGTACCTTTGAAATGAAGAGCATCGGCCCATTCCTGACGGAGAGTGGTGGTAGGAGAAGTGATTGAAAAATAGTGTTGACGGTGAAGGAACTTGGAGGACAAGAAAGTCATGAAAGGGTGAGACTTGCCAACACCGGGTTGGCCAAAAATACAAAGAATGGGGACATCTTTAACAGAGGAGGGAAGTCCGTTGCCCAAACGTCCTTCGATGCCAGCAGCGAAGGCCTTCATGGGATCCACACCTTTCTGCCGAACGAGGGTGCCGGTGGTATCCTCGATAAGACAACGGAGATAGGACTCAGCACGGGCCCAAGTGGGGGTGTAAGAGGACATCCACTTTTGACCGGAACGAGAGAAAGTGGACATGATGGCAGAGAAAACAGGATTATCGGAAGGGACGATGAAATTACGGTCGGGACGGGGTGAACCACCGTGAGTGGGAACATCCCAATGACCCGGACGCCAAGAGAGAGTAACTTCGCGTCCACCAGCAACGCCATAGTCAACGAGGAGAGCGGGGGGAAGGACAGACTCACCTATGGGAACAATAGAAACGCGAAGGAAGAAAGCGTAAGAAAGAAGAGAAAGATCGGAATCATCCAACATCTGACCACTGGATAAATAGAGAGCGCGCTCAGGGGAGAGAAAAGTAATGAGGGAATTCCAAAGAGTGGAAACTGAGACGCGGAGGACATGAGAAAGAGCATGAAGAAGGCACATGTTGTGAGTCGGAACTGGATAGGAGACGGAATTACGAAGGTGAGTGGCGGGCAATTCGAAATGGGGGGATTCGAAAAGACGTAGACCACGAGTGCGAGGAAACCAGACATCCAACTTGACATCATCGCTCATTTCGATAGAGCTACGAGGTATAGAAGGTACGATTCCACGGGAACCGGAGGAAACGGGAACGAGATCCTCCAGCTCCGGATCAACTTGAAGGGCATCGGAAGGAAGAACATTGCCCGACAAAGCTCGCAAAGATTGACCAAGCAATTCAGCAGGACTCAAAGGAAGGGGTTCGGGAATTGGAAGAGAAACGGGGGAAACGACCGGCAGTTGAGAAGGAAGAACGACGGGAGAGAGTGAATTGACGGAAAAAGGAGCAGCAAAAACATCAGAAGGAGCAGCAAACACCTCATCAATTAAAGAAGAAGAGGGTGAATCGAAAAGAGAGGTTGGAGCGATGGAAGGAGAAAGAGGGGGGGGGGGAGGAATATTGAAAAGAGTGGGGCAAACGCAAGTGAACAAAAGGCAGGAAGAACAATAAGGTCGGAGGGGAGAAGAATAAAAGTTGGGAGAGTAATCACCGTACTGATCATTGACATGAGGAAAGATAGAAGAGAGTCGATACCAAAGCTCAATGCAAAAAGCGGAAGGGGAAACGGGAAATTGAAGATCAACGGTGGGAGAATTATTGGGGGTGGAGGGCCGACTGCAAGATGGAAAATTGCAGCGAGAAACAAGAGGCAAGCAATCGAAAGGAGCGAGAGGCCGTGAGATGATGGGGGGAGGGAGAACACGATGTGGAATCAAGGGGCGGGGGGGAAGAGGAGGAGGATGAGAGGAAGAAACGAGTCCAGGAGGGGAAGTCACAATTGGGAGAGAAGGGCCCTTAGGATAAGAGGACAAGAGATGAAAACCAGCCTCACGAACCTGAAGAGCCGAAGGACGCAAAGGCATGGAAGGGGGAGGTCGATCAAGAGAAGAGGAATAAAAGGGCTCGGACTCCAATGGAACATCAACCTGAAGACGATTGGGGGGAAGAGAATCATGATGGGAAATATAAGAACGAAGAGAGCGAAGAGTTCGCTTACGCAAACGAAGGCGGCGGGGTTTAGTACCACCATCTGGGAGAGTGATGGTGAGGGGGGAAGGCAACGAGGGAAGAGATAAGGAGCGGAACTCATAGCCGAGAGAAGGATCATTGGGATCAAAAGGACGAGAAATGAGGCGCTGCATCAGAGAGCGATGATCAGGAGGGGGATCGAGGTTCTGAACGAGGGTGGAGGCAGCAGAATAGAGGAAAGAGCGAGTAAGAGAACCAACGACTGGAAAGACGAGAGAGGAAATAGAATGAAGAGGCTCAAGGATAAGGGGCAAAACGCGAGGGACGCAAGCCAAACGATTGTGGGATCCTGAAGGGGAAGGAGGACCATAGTAAGCGGAACGCAGGCGATGATAAAGGCCGGCCAAGACATTGAGAGAGTCACCGGAAAGATGAGAACCGGGGTCAAACATGACAGAAATGGTAGAATCGGAAACATGATAAGTGTGACAAGGAACAGTCCAAGGTGAAGAGCCACCAGAAGAAGTAACGGAATCAAGGATACGCAAATAACGGTTATAGTGGGAACGGCGAATGCGATCAGAAGTAAGGCGCTTGAAGGTACCAGAAGTATGATAGGTCAACCAAGCGGCGACTCCCATGTACAACTTGGTGTCAGCAGAAGACAAGGCGTCAAACTTGATGAGGGTCCAAACAGTATCGACAAGATGAGTCAGAACAGAGAGGGGTAGAGAACGATTCTTATCAATGCCGGGATGCTGTCGGAGCTTGGCTTTCACGTCCTGCTCACGCGTTCGAGGGAGAGTGCCGGCATAGAGAAATAGAGTGCGAAGCAATTCAGAAGGAACAAAAGAGTGGGCTGCCGAAGAAGAATTGCGATGAACGTGGGGAATGGCAACCCAAGAAGAGAAAGTGTAAGAAAAATGAGAAGGAGAGAGGAAAGGAAGGCGAGAAACGCAAAAGAAATGCTGAGAGTAAATGGTCTCAATCTTCTCGACAGAATAATAATGACCGGAAGAAACATCATGAATGGAATTGCAAGATAACCAGGAGAGAGCAGACATGGGTTGAACATAAGGTTCGCCGCCGGAGCGCTCCGCCGTATAGATCATTTCTTTACCATCAGAAGAAACATCAAAATTGTAAAGATCGGGCCATACAGAGCGGGAAGAGAAAAGGGCCTCGGGAGGAATAACAGCGGTGAACCAAATATTGAGCAGAGAAGGATTGGAAGAAAAGAGGTAACACATGTCAGCCTGAGACATGTAATGGCCAGAATTACAAAAAAGGACAGAAGGGGTGGTGATTGGGGGAAGGGAAAAAGGAGTGTCGGGCACAGAGTCGGGAGAATAACGAAGGAAATCCTTGGCGGTAAGAATGGGGTTAATGAGAGTGAGACGAGATGATTTATCAGAAGCTTCGGAAGAATCGGGAAGATTAAACTTGCGATAAGTGGAATCCTTGCAAGAAACGACGGTGGTGGGATGACGGAAAATGTTTGGGACGGAGTTGTGCATCATGGTGTTCTCGATAGCACGATGAAGAGGATGTCCAGAATCTTGAGAAGAGGAGGCGGAATAATTGATACCGACAGCCTCAGCCAACTTGGCGACGGGGCCAGTAAGGTTGTAAGGACACAGAGCGCGGATCTTGTCACCCTCGATGATGGAAGCATCGACCCAACGAGACTGTTGTTGAGCCATACCTTGGGCAGTGGTAATATGCGAAACAGCAGTATCATAGGCGGAGACAGCGACGAAGCGAGTGGGTTCGGCACGCAAGGCGGCTATAAAATCCGGAAGGAAAGAGATAACATGGTCGTCAGGAAGAACGAAAGAGGGATCATCGAGACGTAAGACAGAAGTGAAAAATTGACGCCAAGAGGAGTAAAAAGGGTTAAGGGAAGTGGCGGAAGAACAGTAAAAAACATGAAAATCGTCGTCAGAATCGCGATTCCACATGACACGAACAGAATCAGGGGATCGAGGTTTGAACATTTGATCGGAACGGTAAAAGTAATCAAAGGCTTGACAAATGGAAGAGGAGGTGACAGAAGAACCGGAAAAGGATGGAGCACCGCGAGCCCAAGAACCAGACAGAACGTTGGCGAAGGGCAATTTCTTCCAGCACTCACCAGTGCCACGAACCAAGACAGGTTCAGTCTCCAATAATGGAGCGGAGGAGACGAGAGAAGAAATGTCAGAACGAGAAAGGGTGGAACCGAAAAGGCAATTCTTGAAATGACGGTAGACGAAGCATAAATGAGAGACGAAAAGATGGGGGGGGCAAAGAAATTTAGAAGAGTGGAGAACAGACTGAGAGGAGGGGAGAATATAAGAAGGATTATCAACTAGAAGACAAGGAAATCGAGCGACCATGCGGAACCAGTCAGAGAAGAGACAGGCAGGTCCCAAATGAGCAGCTACGATGGTACGATACTTGACGACTATATCAATGAGATAACACCAAGAATCACCGGCGGAAAATTCAAGATGTAGAGTGGAAGGAAGAGAATAAATAGGGGGAAACAAGGAAGAAAATTCGGAAAGCTCCTGGGGAGGAGAAAGGGTGAGTCGCATGACAGTGATATCAGCAGAAGAAGGGGTAGCACTGGGGGCGGGAGGAATGAGAGGATCAACGCGAGGACGGGGAGGAAGAAGAAGCACGCGGGGAAACAGAGAAGGGAGAGAAGCGGGAACGACTCTCCAAGGAGGAGGAGTGAAGTAACGCGAGTCGAGCAGGGGTTGCTTGGTGTGACAAGGCCAAGGAGACAAGAAAGAAGGACGGAAAACAGAAACAGAAGGAACAGAAAGATCATCATTAACGATGACAACTGAGGAAGAAACCTCGGAAGAAGGGGAGCCTGAGGAAGAGGTACGAGGGGAGAAGGCGGGAATGATGGGAACCTCAGGGGAGATAGGGGGAGAAACGGGAGGGATCGGGCAAGAGACTGGAACGGGAGGAGAAGGAAGAGAAACAAGACCCGCAGGAGAACGCAGACGGTGAGAGTGCGAAGAACGACGGGGAGAAGAAACCTGACGACGTTTGTCGAAAGCGGATTGAAGTCGAGAACCCCAAACAGCAAAGGAAGCAGACGAAGAGAAGTCAGGCGAAGATCTCCAGCATTCGAGACAGTTACGCGCGACTCGAGTATCAAAGTGAGAGGCATGTTGCTTAACCGATGTGCAGGACCGCGGAGGGTGTGCAGAAGGGTCAAGACGACATGAATCACAATTGTAGTCGAGGGAGTAGTCCGACATGAAGGAAGAG